CAGTGGCCTCCGTTTCAGGTTCAACATTTGTAGTTATCTCAGAAACGGATTTTTCAGCCTGTTTTGAAAAGTTTGCCATGAGAGTATCTAGACAACCACTTTCATTCCTTTCCCACTCTTTGCGATAGAACTTAAGGATCTCACCATCCGGAGTAGTATAGGCGAGTCTATTTCCATCTTTGGCCAATATGCCTTTGGCTTCAGAAAGATCTACCAGACCACTGTAAGGATTCATACCTGTCTCATAGGGGATCTTGACCTGTACTGATTCAAAGGGCTTGGCATACCGGGTCTTCATGATCTTACAGGCAGCACGGATACCTTTGACTTCAGAAATCTTGTTACCGTCCTCGTCCTCTTTGAGCTTGAGTTTCTTCATGGCAACAACGATCGATGAAGCATAGATAAAACCTTGGCCGCCTGAGATCTTATCATCGGGATCAAACATGTCTTGACTTGCATATGTATGATTAGTTGCAACTAGACCAATATTTAGACTGCCAAACATATTGACACAGTTACGCACCAATGCTGTCAACGCCTTGGGTTTACGACCCATGTCGCCTTTGAGATCTCCTGCTTCGAACTGATTAACATCTGTGGGAGTCAATAACATGCCCAACGAATCCAACACGAACAATACTTTAGGACGAGTGTCTTCAGGCATGGCTTTGTATTCAGCCACGAATTCGGTGATGGTCTTGGCCACATCGTCAATCATAGCCATGTTGAGTTTGAGCAGTTTATCTTCTGATGTATCAACACCTAACGCTTTGAGCCAATCCTCGTCTAGAGCGTTTTCTGTGTCGATCAAGATAGGATAGATCCCCTGTGATTGTGCAGCCTTGATCAGATTACCAGAACAGATATATGATTTGCCTGCTCCAGATTCGCCCGCGAATACTGTGACTTTGCCCAGCGGAACTCCTCGATGGAAATCTCCGCTGATGAGGTAATTCAAGGCGTAGTTGCCTGTAGAGACCCAATCTGTAGGATCATTGAAACCGATACTTAAACCATCGATGCTCTTGGTGATCGATTTTCTAAATTTGCTGATGTCAAATGCTTTTGCCATAATAGTTCCCTGTAGTGAAGAGAGTGCGAGATCTGCTCGCACTCTTTACTTTATCGTTATTACTTCTGACGATTGCGAATCATGGCAAGGATGTCTTGCGCACGGCTCGCAGATTCTGAACCAACTGCGGGAGCTTCTGCTTTTGGTGCAGGAGCCGTGGTAGCTACTGGCTCGTCATCTTCTTCTACAGTGCTGGTAGGAACACTCTTGGCTACAGGATCGCCAGTGGCCTGGCCCATACCTGCTGGTTTGAAGTATTGTCCCCAGCGTTCCATGTCGTAGGCTTCGCCATCAACTGATGCTTCGAACATCTCTTTCATGACTTTGAGCTCAACATCTGTAGGCTTCTTAGGAAGGAAGCTGGATAGATCGAAAAGACCATGTGTTTCAATAGCGGCTTTTTCTTGATCGGTCAATGCACGTTCACGACGGCTCCACTTTGAAGTAGAATAGTCTGCGAAACCACCTTTCGATGTTTTTGCGATACGGAAATCGACACCACGCAGGAAATCAGTTGGCAGCTCTTCCAATTCTGGATCCATCAATGCAGAACGGATGATCTGATAGATCTGAGGTCCGATGATAAATCTACGGATGGGATTCTCTGGAATCTTGTCTTCTTTGATGGGATCTTCTACGACAAATCCTTGAAAGATATATGAACGTTTCTTCCAATATTTACGACCCATTTCTTCTAGGCTTTTGTCCTTGAACCATCCACGGACTTCTGAAAGGATCGGACAGGTTGCACCGTCGTTGTACATTTCCACGCAGGGAACCTGTACCTGTACCGGTCGGCTATCAGTCTCACCCTTGACTCCTGCGAACGGCAATTTGATCATCGCACGTTCTACCCAGAAAAAAGTGTTATTTTGATTACCATCGGGCAGCAAACGGATTACCGCTTCTTTGCCTTCTTGCATGTTCCAATGGGGATAAATCGCGTTGTCTCCACCGCCTGTGGAGTTACCTGAAGTTTTTGTTTGTGCTTCTTGAAGTTTAGCACGGATCTCTGCTAGAGTTGCCATTTTAATATGCCTCCTTGTGTATTTGCCTTAAAATGTATGCCTTGCGCATAAAACATATTATGCGTGAGTTATTTAGCAAGGTCAAGATCTTTTTGAGAAATTTTCGCCAAAAGAAAAGGCCCGAAGAGCCTTTCTTTTTATAGTTTAATAACCTAGGCCTTGCGCAATGCCTGACAGTCTGCGGATGTCTTCCAATTCTGGAGAGACGCTTTCACCGAACATATCGGCCAATGCTCTGAACTCGTCATCTAGATCGTCGAGATAAGGATCGAGTCTGTAAACTTCACCCCCGTCTTGATCTGAGTATGAATACGAAACTTCTTCAAGTGCAGCTCCCGGATCACCTTTGGCTATCATGGCCACAACCTTTTTAAAGTTTGGATTTCCGTAGGCTCCTACTTCCATAGCGTCGTCGTCGAATCTTTTTAATAATTTGGCAACCTCGTCTTCTAACTCCGGACTGGGTCCGGAACCATAGTCTTTGGTCTGAGGATGTTGATTAGGATCTATGTCGGCTTCTTGTGTTACGCCCTCTCCCATTTTAGATTCGACTTCTCTCACAACATCTTTGACAAATTCTTTGACATCACGATCACTCAGATATCCGTAAGAATCGCTGTAATCTTCTGGATACTCAAGAAACTTGCCTGTGTCCATGTTGTAGACGAATGTTATATTGCCTTCTCTCTCTCCACCGTTGTGATCAGTGTAGAAATAACCACCTACATCATCTCCTAACAGCAGTTTTCCTTCTGGTGTATCTTTGACGTAGAATTTTTGATACATGGCTTCGACTTCTTCTACATCATCGCTGCGCCAGTCTATCTTAGCTTCGTTGCTGATCTGTTCTTGTGCTAATGGCTGCATTCCAGCAAGTTCTCTAATACGTGCTAATCTTTCGTAGTAATAACCGCCTGACTCTTCTGCTACACCTTCCCGCTGAAATTTATCTAATTCGGTTTTTTTCTCGGGATAAATCCGAGCATTCGCTAATCTATGTGCCTTGACAAATGTATCGTCAATGAATTCAAGATATTCTCCAGTTTCAAGCCTATCAATAGCCTTTAATACTTTTGCTGATAACACCTTGTCGTCCATTTCTTCAATAGCATCCGTAATTGTCTTATCATCTGATGAACGGAAATCGCTGTGATCAAATGGTTCAATCTGATATTTAACTAATGCTTCAGCAGCAATATCTGAAAGTTTATCAGTAGCTGAACGCCAGCTTGGACCTTCTTCAACTGATTGTTGAGGCATTCCAGATAGCTCTCTGATGCGTGCCAGTTCCTGCATCTGTTCTGCACCCTGTTCTTGATGTGGTGCCATGCGCTCCACGAACTTGCGAGCTACCTGCTCTGCCTGTTCACCAAACTTCTTACCTACCATGACTACCACACCTTCTGGTCCTTTGGGGAATGTGCCTGTGTTACGGTCATAGAATGAGTTGATAAATTCTGCCACTTCTTTGACATCCATGGCCTGGCGCATGCCTTTGCGAGCTAGATGACGGGCTCTGTGTTTGATCTTGTTGCCAAACTCGTCAGTATCAGAAGCATCGTCATCAGCATCGAAAGGCAGATCATCCTTGTCGTCTTTCTTGTTTCTTTCGTCCGGATCATCTCCAGCCATTTGCGGTTCTTCGGCAGGAGCTTCTGCACCAGCCTCTGGTTCCGCGCCAGCCTGTGCGTTAGGATCGAAATCACCAAAATCCAGTTGCTCTAGCACATCAGGAGCATACAGTTCTAGATACTGCTGTATGGCTCCTCTTAGATCAACATTGGGGTCTTCTTTGGCTGAATCCTTGATACCTTTGTATAACTGAGGATCTTCGATGATACCTTTGAGGCTTTCGATAGCATTGGTACCATCTACTCCTGCGGGAAATGCCTGTGAAACTAATTCTTGTAGATCTTTGATAGCCTGTGCTTTGGTCTCTTCATCTTCGCTGGTGATCGGTGATTCTTCACCCAGCTGCATAGCCCATGCTTCGAATTTCTGGAATGGATCGTAGGCCTCTTCTTGTTCTTCGTCTTCTGTTACTTCTTCTTGTGTCATCGCGACTATGTCGTCGTAGCCTACTGTGCTTTCTTCTTGCATTAGTCTGTATAATACGGGAAACACTGATTTGATATCTTCTTTGAAATTTTTCACTGTGAACTTTTCTACGAAGTCTTCTACGACTTCGTCAGGAACATCGTACTGTTCCGGTGCCTGGAAATTTTCTTTGTAGGCTTCATAATGGCTCTGCTTGCTGAGCCTAGCGATCTGTTCTCTTAGACCTTCCAGTCTCGATTGGCCTCTCTCTACGATGCTGTTGGTATCTGAGTTCATTAGGTCATTTCTGACCACATAGTTACTGAAGCTTCTCAATTGTGCGATTTCTTCGCTCATGTTGATGATGCTTTTGCCGATATCATCGTAAGGAAGTCCGCCGTTGGCCACGTGTCGCTGCATGGCACGAGCACCTGCCAAGTGTATAAATGGATATTTAAAACGCTCCCCGTCTTGGTTCTCTACGAACAATGCAGAAATATTTCTAGTTCTAGCACCGGGTTGCATGTCATCCATCACAGCCTTGCTGTGTTTGACGATTAATCTCGTATCCATTAGTTTCTGGTAGCTCATCGTTTTGGTACCATACATCTGACTTTCACTCATGATTGATTCTCCGACTGGGGTGTCCATTGTGTTGGGGTTAGCCGACTTGGGCTTGGAATTCTGGCTAAGAAACGCATAATCTTTTTTATCCAGATAATCTTTGCTGATATCGCGTGTATCAAACGCCAGCAATCTACGTTTAGCAAAGTTTCTCAGCTCGCGAAGGAAACCATACCAGTTATCCTTTTGTCCGTCATCCATAGATTCAGTGATGCCGCTGCTGAAATAAACTTTCATGGAGTTAGGCTCAGCGAGGCTGATACTGACGTGGCCTATAGGTTTTTCACCTTCCATATAATCAAAATCAAAGAAACGTGCTTCTTCCGGCATGATAGTGATCTGTCCGGTTTCCGCACCTAGCTTCAATCCAGAAAATCTGCTTCTGATCTTGTAAAAAAGGTCTGTTGCTATATTGTTAGTTGCGTCCATAGTTATATATTTATTAGAAAATCGTAGATACGTAGATCGGCATGGGCATCTGATCTTCCGTGATTTTTTCCGTCATCTTGTCGTAGATCGTGGGATCCCAATCCGCCATCACAGTGGCCATCCTTATTATCAGCAGCACACTGGATACTAGATCATCGTGCTCACCAGACTTGGCCTTGAAACCTATACCTGTGGCGATATACGTCTTTAGCTCAGATATCAGAGGCTTGCTGTAGATCCGCATCTTGTTGGTTTCTAGCAGATTTTTCAGTTGGCTACAAGCAGTGATTTTGGTTCTGTGCGTGGTATTAAATCCCTTGCGAAACTTACGTACATGTCCTTTGCGTATAGGCTCGCTTAGGAACAATCCTGCGAAATTCTCTTCACCTATGTCTCTGATCACGATCAGTGCTGCTTCGCCCAAGGTATTATTTTCCACACTGTAGTAAATCTGTGGAACAGTGCCTCTGCCTTTTTCCTGTCCAGTGTCTTGGATGTATTTCAATATCTCTCTGAGATGTTTGACCTGTGATTGTATAGGAGTGTTATTGTGCCGCCACTCTGCTACCTGTTCCATGCTGGGCATCTCGAAAACCTGGATAGCACCATAGTCGCCGCCTGTGCCTAGGCTGGGATCTAGCGCAACGAGATAGGTGCAGCGAGGATCTATGTCTTTGTACCAA